AGAGCTTCACATACTGAGCTAGCCTTGCCCCAGTCTGCCAACATCTCAAGTACGAAAGTACCAGTAGTGTTAGTAGTTTTGTAAGCTGTTCCGTCTAGTGTTTCGTATGATTGACGCTCATTAACTTTAGTTAATACTGCGCTTGTTGCCTGAGCCTCGATATCAGTACCGCCTGTAAAAGATAGCGTGATATCTCTGCCTGTGATTACTGTTGTTGCCATATTGCTTCCTAGTTTGTGTAGTAGGTTGATACATTAAAATCAGCAACGAGTAAGTCACTCGCGCCGACTTGCGTAATTGAAGGGCGATCTACTGCCCCAACTACATAATTAGCAGGCAGGGCTGCTAAGACTAAAAGTAGCAACGTCTCTAGGTTATCTAGCGCTGCTTCGTTGCTGTAATAACTAACTGCAACGGTAATAGTAAAGTTTAGTTTGCACCTAATTGTAGATTTGCTTATTGTCTCAAACTCAATGTATGGCGAGTCAGGCACGATAACTATTGCAGGTGGTATTACCGACTCAGGTACAGAATTGTAAACGTTAGCGGCAATACCGCTTAAAGCTGTTTCTAGAGCAGTACGAGTTGCACTTATTGGCATAGCGACTCGACATCAATGAACGGCGCAAGTAGAGCCTGGACACGATTGACGAGGCTTCTGCCCATACGGTACGGAGTTGGTGCAAAGTCCACGCCCTCTATCTGCCCACCAGCTGCGGTACGTGATTGGAATACTTCAACGCTTACTACATAAACTGCGGACTCGATCGCGTCATTTCCGACATAGGTAGAAGCTCCCGATAGGGTGGCTAAACCACTTGGAATAACATTTCGCTCGTTAATATCAGCGTTTGTAATTGCAGCAGCAAACTGATATTCATCTAAGTTATCATCATCAAGGATTGTGCGAGTTCCATTGTAAGGTGTGCCACAACCTGTAATAACTACTGATTGACCAGCGCTAAATACGTTCTCGCCAAGAGTAGTAAAGATTGCTTTGTTATCTAAAAGTTTAGTGCTCCCGATTGGGGAAGCATATTTTTCTAGCATAGGCAGAATAACTGCCTCGGCTGTATCAATTATTTGATCTAAATATGCGTCGTTGTAAAGTGATGAGGATACGCCAAGAACAGATCGCAGCTGTGTGGCTGTGATTATTGAAGGCATATCTACTCCTTTAATGAGAGGTGAGCGCTCGGGAGAACACGCCCACCCCTCGATCTAGTTTGTGTTACTTATCAGGTTAGGTTAAACCAGTTTGCGCCAGCAGCGATCTTGGTTGCTAGTGCGCCATATCCGTAGTATGAAACCTCGATCTGACCATTTAAGGCAACGTTGGTTTGTAGGCGAATACGTGGAGATTCGTACCAGGTGTAAGCATCTGGGTTTACTACGACCATTGAATAGTCAGCAGTACCAACACCACCTGAGCCTGTAAAGTTACGATCTACATACAGATCCAAACCTAATACGTTGCCGCGTAGGCTTGTTGGGCTTACAGCACCAGCAGCGTTTTGTGGCTGTGAAGCTGTGTAGATTGGACGACCTGCGTCGTTGTATCCCATAATGTTTGCCCATTGGTCGGGTGTGACTACCAAGTTACGAGCAAAGCCAAGAGAAGCTGCATAAACGGCAGCTGAGGCACTTGCTACATAAGCAACAATACCCTCTTTGTCATTGTCTTGCGCACTTGCGTTTAGAGTTCCGTCAATTTGCATTTTGTTTGCTACGAAAGCGTCTGTGGCCTTTGCGTATGCAAACTCCATTTGCTTTACCAATTCAGTAAAGAATACTGGGTTTGAGCGATCTAATAATTCTACTGAGAAAGTCTGTCCACCTGCATACTTGTTTACGTTTTTGGATCGGCTTCGTTTATGTCTGCAACAGTTGGTACTGCTGTAATCTTTGGAATCTCAAAGCTCATACCTGCGTCAGGTAGTGCGCCACGTGAGATTGCGTCAATCATTGGACGATCAGCGTTAGAAAGTGGGTTAATAATTTCTGTTAGCTGACGTGTTGGGATTAAACCAGCGTTATTGCTTGTGGTGTCATCAGCAAACGCTACGAATTGGCGAGAATCCTCGTTACCCAATTTTGCGCGTACTGAGTGTTCCAAGTATGTAGCTTTGTCCACGATTGGAGAACGTGGGCGGGTGTAAGTTAATGGCTGAGCAACGGGCGCTGCTGCCTTAACTTCTGCTGCCTCTACCGATACCTCAGTATCAGCGGCAACTTCTGGAGTATCGATCATTTCTGACCCTTCCTTTTCTGTGTTTGGATCATCTGAGGCAGCAACCTCAGAAACTCTTGCGCTGTCGATTGCAGGGCTTTCAACTAGCGAAACTTCAACTAACGTGCTGGCAGTAATTACCATTACACCGTCTTTAGCAGACCACTTATCTACGTCAATACCGACACTAAAGCCGTCGCGTAGTCCTTCGGCTGCTTCTACTAACGCGTCAGATCCGGCGCTAGTCTTTCCGATCTTAAATACTGCGTCGATACCTGTTTCGGTTTCGTTGTATTCCATTACTTTACCGATTGGGCGTGAGCGATCGTGTTCTAAAAATAATTTAACGTTCTTTAATGCGATTGAGTTAGCAGCAAACTTAGTGCGTCCTGCTGACGTGTTGCCTTCCTCGTTCCAAGTAACGATTGTGCCTGATATTGTGCGTGAGTCACTATCGGCAGCTGTAACTGCTACTGGCATTGTTAATTTCATAATACTAAGTCCTCTGCTCTGCGTATTTCATCTACTGATAAGACACCTATGCGGTTTAGTACCTCATAGACTTGGGCGCGCTCTAGTGGGTTACCACGCAAGAAGTCATCTAGCGCATATCTGACTGTTTGCGTCTGTGGCGTAAAGTCTGGCTGATCTAAACGCTGTTCGATCTGTGTAAGTATTGGTCGAAGGCTAAAATCAACTAAAGCCCTACGCTCTGACGTTACATTTGAATAAGTCATTGAGTTAGTGTCTGCTGAAACGTACCAGGCAGGTATGTTCATAAGTCTAGCGATCTCAGTTGCAAGATATTGGCGTGCTTCGGTAAGTTGTAAAGACTTAGGATCAAAGCCAACTGACGTCATTTCAATATCAGCATTTAGAAACGCTGTACCGCGTGTTTGACGTGATTGTTTCCAGGCTTCAAGTAGTTTGCTAATACGCTCAGCTGGTAAATTAGCCCCAGTTGATTTAAGCGCGATAGTAGGTGTTGGTTCTAATGCAAAATTGTATGCAGCCTTTTCTAATTCAAGGGCTGTTTTGATTGTGCGACCACCTCGGGTCAAGATACCTTCGTCACCACTAAAAACGACTAGCGATCCAACACCTTGTGCTGGTACTTCACCAAATAAATCAACATCATAGGCTACAATTTCTGTACCTTCAGCATTTAATTTAGGTACCACTCTAACTGGGTCGATACGAGTCCAAGACTTAATACGGTTTGGATATTCCTCGTACACTTCAAGCACTTGACCATAAGCAACGCCGTAGAAAATTAAATCCTCAACAAGTAGTCTGTAAATTGTTTGTCCAGGCACTCTAGGATCAGGCTGGTTAATAACTTTAGGTGGCATTAGTACAGATCCGTCAATGCGTGATCGTACTTCGAGCGGAATTGAGGAAATAGTCCCCGCAATAATGTTTTTTGCTCTAGCTACGGCTGGCACCTGGACAGCTAAGTCACGACTAATAGTCGGAGCTAATCCGTAATTGAATACTGCCTGCTGAATTAGATTTGCAGGCGCGAGAGCTGCCACTAGATCGGCAGTTGATTGACTGTCAATATGTGACATAGTTTGAGTGGCCTTAAAGGCATCAAGGAATCCCATTGTAAGAGATTGTAACATAGTGAAAGCGATTACACCACAACAATATCTATGTCAGAATACTGGCGTGTCGCAACAGACACGACCATAGCAGTAGCAACCGCAGCTGTGACGTTTTCGTTACTTGCTCGCCTGCCAATTATCCAACCACCGTCAGCAAAGTTAATCCTGGCACTTGAAGCAATATGACGATTAAGTACCTGCTGGTCACCGTGTCTTAATCTGCCTGCTTCCATAGCGTTAAGTAACTGATCGCAGGCTAAAGCGAAGTCGCGTCCGTCAATAGCCTTAGCCAATATGCCACCTGCATTAAGGCGACTCGCTACGGCACTACCCGTATTCTTACTAAACTGGATTTCGGTCACGTCATAAGACCTGCACCAGTCAGCTACACCGTTAGCCATTTCAAGATCGTCAATACTCGTTTCAGACTTCCACTCTTGCACTAAGCCAACCGCTATTTTGCCGTCATCTAAGACTTGAGCGCCTACTAGAGCTGCGTGGTTTCGTCTAGGCGTAATGTCAAACGCAAAGTAAGTAGGTTTGCCAGGCTCTAGCGATAGTTCAAGATCAGCGCAATTAGTCCAGGCAGCAGGCGACCAAGGTGACTGCAAAGTTTCAACAAACTGGCAAAGACACTCAGTACGCACGACTGCTTCAGGCTCATTCTTTGTAGCCATTAAGTTATCTATGTGAATTGTTCGACCCAAGGCTGGGTTAGCTGATTGCCAGGCGCTCATATCGTCAAGACTGCAACCCATAGGAGCAGACCACTCAAGCCAAAGCAAAGAATCTTTAGCACCTGCCATAGTTGCCATACCACGCTCGCGTAATTGGTTAAGCACGATCGAAGTTGAGTCACCTGCGTTACTAAATCCCATAAGCATTGGGTTTGTAGCTGCTAGTTGAGTCTTAGTGATCGCAGACCAAGCGGCATAGTCTTTGTGTTCGCGTAATTCGTCTAGGTAGATTGTTTCAGCTCCAGCATATCCTCTACCAGCTGAGTTATTAGCCACTACCTTAAACCTTGCACCCGATAACATCTGTATTTCCTCTTGCCCATTAGCCCGGCGTAGCTTCTTTACCTGTTTGGCTAAGTGATCGTAATTCTCAAACAGTTCTACTACCTGGTTAAAGTGTTCAAGCGATACTGCCAACTTATGAGCTGAGAGGATCTGCAACTTCTCGCCCCACTCGGTCAAACCAAGCGCAATTCTTAATCTCATTAGGTGCGACTTGCCGTTTTGCCTAGATACCAGCGCAACCACCTGGCTATTAGCCCAGCGACCGTCAGGCTTAATCCGATGTGCCTCAGTTGCTACTAATTCTTGCCAAGGCATTAACGGCATATCTAAACTATTAGCAAAGTCGATCAGCTCTTGCCCCTTTGTAGGTAGATCATCTGTAAAGGGTGTGTGCAACCTTGGCTTTGTTTGTCCTAATAGGAGTTCGCTCGTACTACTAGGTGTCGTCAGGCTTTGATCGGTTTCTTTAGGCATTGAATAGATCTTAGTCGGGTTGCTTAAACGGCGAAGGAACTCGCTCAGTTTGATTTGGGGGTAAAAAGGAAAGAGGGGGTCGTGGTCTTC